CCCCCCCATCCCCCCCTTTGGTCGGCACGAACGGTTTGCGCTTGCTGTTCATTACGCGCCCTCCGTTGGTTCCGATTCTGTTCCTGTTTAGTGAACAGCCCCACCGCCTTCGCGTGGTCTTGCTCGGTGAACATCACTTGCTCGCCTCCTTCACCTCAACGCCAGCGGCGGCGAGGGCGGCACGCCAGCGCTCGTCCGATTGGCCCCATCCTTCGCTCCATCCACGAAAACGCTCGTCCGTCATTGGGGCGGTGTCCGGCGTTGTCGGTGCCACCACCCGCACCTTCGCGGGGGTCGCGGCCTCCAACTTCGCCACGCGGCGGTCCATCGTAAATACGACCTCTTCCAGTTCGTCAACGGCTTCCGAGATTTGGGTTAGCCGCTCCTCCAACCGCTTCACCGTTGCGGCGACCATTTCGTTGGAATCACCGAAATGGTCCACCTGCTCCGGCTTGGCGGGGGTGAGGGTGTGATGGTGCGTGCCAGCGGCCCGATACAACGCGCCCGCCGCTTCCTCAAGGGCCGTCAACTTCGCTTCCAACGCCGGATGTTTGCCCGCTGGGTGATCCGTCAGCAACTCGGCAATTAGCAGTTCAACAGTCGCGGCCCGATCCATAAACTCGAACGTGTTCCACTCGCTCATGCTGCCGTCCTTTCCTTGATGCTGTTCTCCAGCCTGTTCCTGAGATTCCGCCACACCACGTCTGCCGCCATCGCACCCATCCTCGGCACCACAACCTGACGCTGTGCCAGGACCGCCGCGTGTACCCGCTTCGTCAACGCCCAAGAGTGCGTCCCGTGCTTCATGCCCAGCCGCTTCGCAATCTGCGAACGCGGCCACGTCGGGATGTACGCACGGGCGAGGGCAATCAGGAACGCCCTGACGTTGCTGCGCTGGGGGTCGTTGTGGTTGTGCAGGATGTAGTCGAGGTCCACAAAGAACTCGTCCTGCACGGCGTTGATGCACGCGGTCCAGACGGCGCGCTCCTCGGGGGTTGGCTTGTGCTTGGTTGCGCTCATGCTGTCCCCCGATTCCGAAAACTCTTCCAGTCACACACGACGAAGCCCCCGGTTTCCTGAATGCGGCTCAACACGCTCGGGTCCAGTTTCTTGCTGAGTGCCGCCGTGCCCAGATTCGAGAGCAGGATGGTCGATCGCAGGTTCCGGTATCGCCGGTCGAGCAGTTCCCGCATCGAGCGGTCCCCAAAGTCGCCGTCCTTTCCGATGTCGATTTCGTCGATGACCAACAGCATCGCCCGGTCAAGGTCCGCGACGATGGACCGTTCCGAGCCTTCCTCGGCCCCGGTGATCGCCTCACGCCAGCGGCGGGCAATGTCCGGCCATGTCTCGTACCTTGCCGTCCAGCCGTGCCAACAGGCCCAGCGGATCGCCTCACACGCGAGGTGGGTCTTTCCGGTGCCGTGGTCGCCGGTGATGACCACGATTGCGCCACGGGTCGCCACAGCCGCTACAACCGTGCTGTAGGCGTCGGACCAGCCAGCGGCCTTCGTGTCGGTCTGCGTCTCCCGGTAGCGCAGGGGAACCCGTGCGAGGCTGTACCGCTCTCCTGCGGCAATTTCGTCCTGCCGACGCTGGATGCGGGCCAACCGTTCAGCCTCAGCCCGCGCCGCGTCTTCCGAGGATGGGAATGGGGCCGACTTCGCCACCGCCGACACGCTGGGCGCGATCGGCGGCGCGGCGGGCGTCTTCGGGTGACGGGCGGCGATGCGATTGATTTCGGTGATCGGGTCCATTCGTTGCCTCCATCGGTGGGCAGTTCCACGTTTCGTTTTTCAGGAAGTTGCTGGCCTTCGGTACGAACTGGCCGTGTGCCTCTTGCCACTTGCCGGACGCCTTGTGCGCTTCCAACCCGGCGAGGATCGCGGCGGCGTTGGTTTCGCAGTTCATCCCGAGCCACAGACGCCGGTTCGTGCCGTCGCCGTCCAGCCGGTGGCGGGGGTAGGCATTCATGAACTGGGTGAAGCCTGGCATGCCCGGCCCGAGTTTGGCGGGCTGGTCGGCCTCAAACGGTTCCAGCCCTTTAGAACCAGAAGACAAAGAACAAGACTCTTCTTCTTCATCTTCATCTTCTACGAAACGGTTATCCGATTTTGCCGAGGGGGGGATAAGGGGGGGGTTATCCGAACTTCCAACCCCCAGGTTATCCGAACCGCGTTTCAGGGAGGGATTGCCACCTTTGGACCCGTTCGCCTTGTTCTTTTCCGACAGTTCGGCATCCCGAACCATCCGACGGCAGACGATCACGCCGTCCACAATCGAGTAGACGCCAGCGTTCTCAAGTTCGGCGAGCAGCGTCCGCACCTCGGCGGCGTCGGCACCCACGTTTCGCGCCAGTTCTGCCGTCGTCGGCGGCCTGTTGCGGACCAACAAATAACCACGCCGCTCGGATTCGTACATGATGCAGATCATGTCCACCCACAGCCCACGGGCGGCAAGTGAACACGCCCGCAACTCGGGGTCCTTCTTCCAATCCCCGATGTAGAACTGCAATGCTGGTCGCTTGTCCTTCGCCATCTTCGCATCCTTGCGTTACTTCCACCACGTCTCGCCGGTCTTCTTCTGTCCGTTCCGCCTGCGGTAGTCCGCCGCCCTGAGTTTGGCGTCGTGAATCTTCTCGCTGTAGGTGTTTTCCCCCGTGCTTTTCACGGCATCACCTATGCAAGAAACACACAACTTGCGGGTAGGGGTGTCGAGGGGTCCGAAACATTGGGGGCACTTCATCCGGTCCTCCTTACCGTCATCACCAACTTCGCCTCGTCGCCCTTCTCGATGGTCATCGGAAGGTGCGTGAGGCCCGAGTCGTCGTCGATCAAGCCCGCGTCCCGAAGCCCGTCGAAGTACGCCTTGCAACGGGCGAGCAAGTTGTCCTGGTCACGTTTCCGCTTGTCGGGGAACGTCCACGCGAGTTGCACCGATGCCCGCGTCCATCGCGGCTCGTCGCGGTTCAGGGCACCCATCGCCACCAACTTCGCGGCCTGCCGGTGCTGCTTCGTGACCTTCGCCTTCGCCATGTAGTGAGGGCGTGCGTTGGGCGAGAGCATGGGGCTGGGTACGGGTAGCGTGAGCGTGACGTGGTCCATGTTCATCCCTCGTTGAGTTCCGCGTTGCGTCCCGGCTTGGGATACGCCAACGATTGCAAGCCAAGTCTCTTTGCCGATTCAACACCAGCCCGAGTCAATGCGTTCCAATACAAGTGCTTCCCTTCGTCCCAATGCGCTTCGGCGTCTATCCCACGCTTCGCCAGTTCGCCAACACTTCGCGTTCCATAGGCAGAGTTCGCCGATCTGCCGGGAACGAACACGCCGCCAATGACAAGACCGTCCATTCGTGGTTCGCGCGTGCCGCCAAAGTTCCACGAGCACGACTGGTACACGCCGCCATGATGCCGTTGCGTCCAATCCGCAAACGAAACAACAAGGCCGATTCCGCGCCTGCGGCATTCCCGCATCGTCAACCCAACTAACTGCGATAGTGGAACGTCTACGCCTTCCGCGCGAACCAGCCGAGACAATTCCATTACTGGTTCAGACCATCGCGTTGGCGGAATTGAAACCACACACGCGGCAACCGCTTCTCCACAGGTCCCAAACAGTCCGCCGCTACGGTGAAACGTCGCGCATACTTGCACGTTCGCAGAAAACCGCCCGGAATAATGGTACTTTTCCACTAACATTCTGGCTTCTTCCGATTCTCCAAAACGAATAAAAAAGCGCTCGGGCCGGGAACGACCCGCCGCTTCTCCGGTGGAACCCGGAGCGTGCCCATCTACACCACGAGCGCAACTGTTCATGTTCATCCCTCGTTCATCTCCGCGCGTTCATCGCGGGCCTTGCGTTCGGCGAAGTCCTGTTCCAGTGCCGCGCGGAGTTTGGCAAGGGCGCGTTTCTCGCCGTCGATGACCGCGTTCTTGCTGATGCCCAGGATGCGGCCAACCTCGCGGCAGGAGCGGATCGGGGCTGTGAGTGGGTCGCGGTCGGTCATGCGTCACCGCCGATCTTGATGATCTGGACGCGACGATCGCCATGAGCCATGCGACGGGATGCCGTCTCTTGTGCGCCCTCTTGAGACAAGATGCCGCTCCAAACCATCGGCCACCATTGGGCGTTAGGTCCGTCAAGCCACATGAACGAACGGACGGTCCACAGGTCCGGCATCTTCGGCGGCTCGGGGCGCGTGTCGGTCGTCTCTGGCATGATTTCAACTTCCGTCGCGGTGCTGATGTTGGTGTTCTGGCTCACTTCTTCCCCCCCGCCGCGTCTTCGGCGGCTTGCTTGGTGGAGTCGGACACAAAGGCGGCGCGAATGATGTTCAGTGCGCCCTGAACGCGGCCTGGTGCTTCAGCCCAATGGGGCCACCCACCGCGATGATCGGTGAGTTCCGCACAAACCTCCGAAAGCGCCTTCCGCAGTCTCTCGTTCTCCGCCGCGAACTTCTCCAACTTCGCACGCTCGGCGGTGAGGGCGGCGGCGATGGCAGGTGCCAGCGTGTCCCGGTCCCGCTTGCAACTCTCGCACGAACACGGCAGCGCATCGCGGACGATCCTCTGTGCAATGCTCTCAACGCTTTCCATCGCCGCTCCTTGTGCCCATCTCTCGCTTTGCTACCTGCTCGTCCCACACCCGGCGAGCCTCCGGCAAGTCCTTCTGAATCGCTTCCCGCGTGATCCACTTCCACGCGACCAGTGCCATCAGGTCGTCGGGGTCGATGTTCAGCGTTCGTACAACGCCGTTCGCCCTGATCGCACGGTCAACACACGTCGCGCAACCCTCGATCTTGAACAACGTGTTCCCGTGTTCGCACTTACCTCGCTTCGCCATCGCCGCTCCTTTCGCTCGCCGTCGCCCTGCCATCCATCCACTCCACCAACTTCGCCTTCACCTTCGCCATGCCGCTCTCGAAATGGCGTGCGACTTCGTATTTACTCATGCCCAACTTGGCCCCGATTTCCGCGAAGGTCATGGGCTTGTTCGCAAGGATCGCCGCGTGTGCGGGGTTGCGCTCGGGGCGTAGGCGGTTGCGGCGCGGGTTCATTCCTCGTCTACTCCTGTAGCAAACATCGACTCCGTTTCCGCGTTCACCTCGCCGATGCTTTCGAGGTTCTTGATTGCCTGGCGGTAGTACGATGGCTTCAGTTCAATACCAATGCCGCGCCGTCCGTTGAGCACAGCGCCGTAGACCTCAGAGCCAACGCCCATGAACGGGGTCAGGACGTTCTCGCCGGGATTTGACCACATCATCACGCACCGTTCAATCACGTCCAGTTGCAACGGGTGAACGTGCTTTTCGTCCTCGCCGTCCTTCGCATCGCGGTATGGCAGCACGCGGTCGATTCGGATGTCGTCCCACATGCACGATGCGTATTGACGCCAAATCCACTGAGAAAAACGATTCATCTTCTGGTCACCGCTCATGCCCTTGTAACCAGCGGTATCGGAAGGGGGAACACGCTCGCCCGCGTACTTGGTGATTCCGACCTCATGCACCACGGGCACCGGGTTCTCGCCCTTGCGACGGAACATCAGAACGTAATCGCCGTTTGCCACGCTGCACCGGGTCGAGTCTTCGCAAAACGTCTTGTGGTGCAGAGACTTCATCATCGTGCGGTTGCGGACCATCAGCGGCTCTTTCCAAATCATCCGACGCCCGCCGTAGACAAACCCGCGCGCCTCGTGTTCCAAGATGATCCGCCCAGGCAGGTCATACATCGCATCGCACCCGCCGTTGCTAAGGGGAATGTCCATGCAATGCACCGCGCTGATTCGCCCCGGCAGTGTCAGACGCGCAATCTCGTCGATTGCAAATCCGTAATGCTCAAAGAACTCGTCCTTGTCGATCGCGTTGCTCATGTCCTGCGGGTCGCTGCTGTATTGATACAGGCCCGCGAACGGTGGCGAGTAAACCGTGAGGTGGACGGACTCGTCCGGAAGGGACTTCATCACCTCCACGCAATCGGCGTTGTATAGGGCATAGTCATCGGTCAGGCAGTGTGTGCGAGTAGCCATTGCGGAACCTCCGTTTCGTTCGTGTATTCGTTTGTTCTCTTCACGCCTTCGGCCCGGTTCATTTCTTGAACCAGCGCCGCGTACATCTTCTCGGCCTTGTTCGCCTTTGCTCGCATGTTGCTCATCACGCGGACCTCGCCCTCGGTGGCGACGACATCCAAACGCACGCGGCTCTGTTGACCGAACCGCCAGCATCGGCGAACGCTCTGATAAAACTGCTCGTAGGAGTGGCTGGCGAACGTGACGACATGGGCACAGTGCTGCCAGTTCAGTCCCCACGCGCCAATCTTCGGTTTGATAACGAGAACGCGGAGTTTGCCGTTGGCGAAGTCCTCGTAAATCTCGATCTTCTCATCGTCTGGCGTGCTGCCCGCAATCTGCCGAGCGCCCGGGATCATCTGTTCCAACGCGTCGCCCTCTTGGTTCATGTGGCACCAAATCACGGCGGGCTTGTCGTGCTTGACAAGATCGGCGACAAACTCGCACCGCTGTTGCAGCGTGCGGCGGCGCTCGTCTCGTTCCGCGCCCAGGCCAACCGCCGGAACATTGAACAGCATCCCATCGGGCGGGGTATGCGGCTTGATCATGTGGTCGTACTGGTCGAGCGGTGGCAACTGGAATCGTGCGTCGTCAAATCCCAAATCAGACGGCTTGCGGCACGCCTTCGCCCACGAAGCGACCCACCGCCAGAACGGTACAACCGCGTGGTGCTTCAGCCTCCATTGGCCGATCGTCTGTGCAACCCGGTATGACAACTTCTGGTAGTACTGACCGCCGAACGCCTCTTCACCGGCTTCGATGTCGGCCTGTTCGCGTGATTCCTTTGCCTGCCCCTTGTCGTCGAGATACTTGAAGAACCGCTTCAGCATGTCCGAGTGGCTCAGTTCGGCGAGCGCTTCGGCGGATGTTCCAAGTTCGGTGTAGTCGTTTGGCGCGGCGGTCGCTGTGCAAAGAAGGCGGTACGGTGTCTTTGCCACAAACCGCGTAATAGCCTGGCGCGTCGCACCGCCGAAGGATTTGAGAATGCTCGACTCGTCGCAAACCACGCCGACAAAATCGTCCGGGTTGTAGCGGTCAAGCCGCTCGTAGTTGGTGATAACGATCTTCCCGTTCAGTTCACCAGCCTCGGAACGCTTGGCTTCGATGTGGAACTTCGCGGCCTCGCGTTCGGATTGCTTGGCAACGGCAAGCGGGGTAAGGACCAGCACGCGCCCGTTCGTTTTCCTCACCACGTTCTCAGCCCACACCAACTGCATCGGGGTCTTGCCCATGCCGCAATCGGCGAAAATAGCGGCTCGGCCACGGCGAACGGACCATTCGACTAGATGCCGCTGGAAGTCAAACAAGTAGTCGGGCATCCACACAGGCTCAAATCCGCCAGCGTTTGACAGTTGAGATTTACGGTCAAGAAACCGCGCGTAGTTGTTGTGCTGATCGTCCATGCTTTGCTCCTAATCCCCTGCCGTCGATTTCTCGCTGGCAGGATGTCGCGTGCTGCACGCCGTTTGTTCAATCACGTGCCCACGCTCTGCTCGGCAACACGCCGGGCTTGAATTGGCTGCGTCCCGTTTCCAGTTCGCAGCCAACGTGGGAGACTCGGAAACCCCCGCGTTACCGTCAAGCAACGCGGGGAGGGGGAGAAGAGGAGAAACCGCACCCGGCGCCGTCATGCGGCGGGGCGGTCGCAAACCGGTGGTCAGAAGGGGATGTCCCCGTCGTCGATGGGCTTCGTCGGTGTGACGCGGCCTGTCGTGGCAGCGGCAGGCGCAACCGACTTGCGTGGTGCAGCGGTTCCCAGCGGCGGCTTGTACGAGAACTGATTCTGGTCTCCGTACTGGTCGCTGGATTTGACCTTGACAACCAGCGTCAGGGCATCGCCGATGTGGTCCTCGGCAGTCCAGGTGCCAGCCTTGAACTCGTCGGATTTGCCCAACGCCTGTGCGAGCTGGCGGTACAAGAACAGCGTGGTACGCTCGGTGAACTTCTGAGACACCGTGCGGTTGCCCGCGTCGGTGTAAACCTCAAACGTGACCAAACACGCCTGCTCGGTCCCGGCCTTGTTGGTCAAGGTTTGGCCCTCGCCGTCTCGTTCGCTGTACGCCTTGATCGTCGCCTGATACTCGCCCTCGGGGATGACGCTGTATGCGTCTCGTGCGTTGTACTTCACGCTGCCTCCTTGTTGAGAAGAAATGCGATGCACTTGGCGGCAACGTCGGCGGGAAGTTCCGCGATGTCGTCGGCCTGCGCTTTGGTGAGCCACTTGTCGAGAAGGTCCGAACCGTCCTTGCGGGCGTCCAGAAGTTCCTGCAAGCGGGATGCGGTGCCTGCGTCGATCAACGCGACCGGCAGGGCGTCACGTTCCAGCACTTCGCGCCCGTACCGCTTGGCGATTTCCTCGTATGAGAACGGGAACGCCTCGCCTTCGGGGAACGATTCGAGACGGGTCTTGCGGATGATGCCCGCGCGTTCCTTGCCCCGGCGCTGAACCTCGAAGACCATATCGAACATGTAATCCAGACCCTTCGGCCCGTCGTAGGTCTTGCCAATCAGGGCCATGCCGTCGCCGTACAGGTTCTTCTGGTGAGACGTAACGATGACGTTCATGTCCAGACGCAGAAGCAGGTTGTTGAGCCGCTTCCACGCCTTCTTTGCCTCGCCGTAGTGACGGCCAAACTCGCTGCCGACTTTGGCCTCGGCCTTGTTGAGCTGGTCATCCCAAATCGTCGTGATCGGGTCGATGATCAGCGTGCGGTACTCGTGCTTCTCGGACAGCAGCGACGTAACCTCGCGCGTGATTTCCGTGAAGTCGTTCGACTGGAAGACCGCGCCGCCAACGGCGTTGATCTTCTTGACGTACTGCTCGTTCTCCGCGCCCTTCTCCGTGTCGATCAGATACGGGCGGGGGAACTGAATCGCGGCGGTCGTCTTGCCGCTTCCAGGCTCACCGAAAAACAGGGCTTTCAGCCGCTTCTCGGTTGCCTCCGGTTTCTTACCTCTGAGTGCCATACATCCGTCCTTTCTTCGCCGTACTAGCCCCGGCGTGGGCTGGAAAACCCCTCCCCGCGTTTCCACGGGGCAGGGGCGGTGTCAATCGCGGTCGTACATGCCGAGCATGTCGGAAACAAGAACAGCGACGATCGGCAGGAACATCACGGCGCAGAGGCCGAGAAACACGGACCATCCGAATAGGGTGGTGCTGCTCATGCCGCACTCCCTTCGCCCCGCATGATCCGTTGTGCCGCCGCAAGTCCTGCGACCTGCCCGCAGCGATGGGCCATTTCGAGCATGAACGGCAGGCGGTCGATCAACTTGGACGCCGACGATGAATCGAAGTCCACTTGCTGCGGGCCACCGTGGAAGTCTGCGAACGTCACGGTGATGGTGCCGCCGTTGTCTTGCACTTGGATGCTGTTCATTCCGTCACGTCCTTTCCGCACAGCGGGCACGAGTAGTCGGTGCCGTCCTCGGTTTCGTTCTGGATGAGCGTGCATCCACAGCACCCACGGCGGCTGTCGTCCTCGACGTAGTGCGGCAACGCACCCAACGCAAGCGCGTCTGCAATGTCCGTCAGCACGTCCGCCAGCCGCTTTGCGTCCGGTGCTTCAAGGTCCATCTCGGCAAGTTCAATCCGCGCCCACGTCACGGCGCGTGCGTGGCGGGTCATGCGGTTGAGGACTTCATCGAACACGGGGCGGCCTGGGCGACCGGGTCCGATTGGGTGGTACCGCTCCTTGTCCGCACGCTCGCACGCACGGCTCAGCGCCATTGCACGCCGGGCCGCTTCCATCTCGCGCCCGCTTGCGGCCTTCGCTGCGGCGGCGTTCTCTTGGGCGATGAGTTCCATCGCCTGTGCGTACGTGGACGCGATCGGGTGGCCCGTCGCAATCGCTTTGGCGAGTCGATCGTCGCCGGGGTGCGTACCATTCGTCTGCATGGGAAACCGTCCTTTCCTGTGCTGTGCGGCCTCGCGGTAACGACGCGGGGCCGCTTCTGTTGAAACCCCGCCAGCCGCGTTTCCGCGCCTGCGGGATGTGGTGTCAGGAAATCGGAACGTCGATGTTGACGCGCCGTTTGTTGGCGGCGGATAACAACCGCGCCCGCTTGTCCTTGTCAAGACCCCGGAACGCCTTCCACATCGCAGAAACGAGAACTGGGCTTGGAATCTTGGAATCACGCGAAAACTGCCGCATTTCTTGGTGGTCGTTGGGCCACGCCTGAACGGTGATGATCTTAGTGGGGGTTGCCATGCGAAGATATTATCGGGAAACCCTCCCCGCGTCTATAGCCTTGATCGAGAAAATATAGAAGTAAATCGTAAACGCTTGTGTAGTATGCGTTTCCGTTGCGTATTTTCGTGACCTATCAAAACACAAACGCCCCACCCGGCTTGGTGCCGTGGTGGGGCGTGTTTGCGTGTATGTCCAGTGTTACTAAAGACTTACGTTTTTCTTACGCTTTGCAGTGGACTTCTGGGTGAGGTCTGGTACGATATAGGTGTAGGGGAGACCCCTACCGCATCCGTCCGGCGAATGGACGGGGACGCCCGAGAGGGCAGGAGTAAACGATGGACACTGTTCAAAGTCTCGGACGCATCGAGTTTGGGGTTCGGTTTGTTGTCTGTGACAACGCCGAAGTGATCGGACTCCGCACGGTTGGGCAGGACCAGTCCGGCAACGGCTGGAAGGAAGAGGCCCGCGCCGCTGCTGCCGAAGCCGCACGCATCATCGACCTAGCCGGGTTCGACTACAAGTACGAAAGCAACTTCCGCGCGTACAACGGCGGAAGCCGCCAATCGTTGGTCGATGCCGTGTTTTTCTCAGCCGAAATCGACGACGACGGCGTGCGGGGTCCGTGGAGCGAGGAGCGGTATAGCGAAGTTCCCGCGTCGATGCGGGCGCGGGCCAATGCGATTTCTGCAAAAGCGCACGCTGGCATTGACAAGATCATGGAAGCCGCGTCAAAGGCCCAAGACTCCGCCCAGGCTGGCGAATAACCCACCCTGCGGCGGCGGGCAACCGGCAACGGACCCGCCGCCGCGTCCTTTGGAGCGTCAGCAATGAAGAAGAAACAGACACGCCGGTTTCGGGACGCGCCCAACGACCAGCGGTGCAGCGGAACCGTCCGCCTACGCGACGGCTCTACGGCTCGGTGCGGACGACGCGCAACCAGCGGCACACGCTGCTGGCAGCACAAAGACGACCGCGCAAATGGTTGATTCCTGCGGCGGCGTGCGGGTTCGCCTGTGCGCCGCCGCGTCCCGTGTCCCGTCGAAAGACGGGGCGCGGGTTTACGGCCAAACGTGAACAGCCTTCCTCGGCACAACCTGCCACTTGTCCGTTGGCTTCTCCTCGCCGTCAACTTCCAGCAATACAAGCTCGTCGTCTGCGAACCCCATCCGCGAGAAAATGGCGTACTCACGCATGAGCCGACGCTGTTCGGCGGCTGGTATGACTTTGCGGCGGTGCGGGGGAATTAGCATGGTGCGTCAACCTCCGGCTGGTCCTCTGGGTCGATCCACTCCAACGGCGCGGCATAAGCCTCGCCATCCCGAATCGTCGGCCACGGCAGCATCGGCACCCCCACGTTAGAGTTCGTCGGCGATGATCCTCTGACAGTTGGCAATCACGTTCGTCTCGTCACGCTCGCCACGGCTGGCGGTGAACGTCAGCCAGTACGCACCGCTCACCTTCGGCGGCATTTCCTTCTCGTGTTCCCACGACAAGCCCTTGCCCGTCGATGAGTCTTTCAGGCTCGGTACGCTGATATGTAGCTGCTCGTCCTGAGTCTCGTTGCCGTGGATCGTGAGGCGGTAACGAGCAATGCGAAGGTTCCAATCCTCGTGGATGTGCCCGCTCACAACGATGTCCGCGTCGGGGGTGTACGCGGCACGGCGCTTGACCTTGAGCGTGCCGAATGTCATCTCGCCGCCACCGCCCGCGCCGTGGCACCAGTACATGTTCTTCGACCGCTTGCACGAGTCGCGTAGCGTGAACTGCCAGCGGACCCACCCGCGATAGCCACCGGGCACAATCGTCTTGCCCGTCCGGTGGCGAAGTTCCTGGCACAGCCGCGTTGTGAGGTTCGTGCCCGAGTGTTTCAGTACAGACGTTTCGTGGTTGCCCATGCCGATGTACGCGAGCTGGTCCGCGTATGGCTCGTACACGTCGGCGGCTGTGTTTACCAGTCGGTCGAAGTAGTCTTGCCCGTCCAAGTCCGACCGCGTGCTGCCCTTCGCCGATCGCTTATCGTGCGGCCCTTGCATGGCGTCGAAAGTGTCGCCGAGCTTGATGATTGGGGCGTTGGCTTCCTTCGCCGCGTCCAGAATCTTGCGGTGTTGCTTGTCGAGATGGCACTTGCTGTCGATGTGAACGTCGGCGAGAAGCAGGGCTTTGAAGTGACGCACGCCCGTAGGCATCTGCACGTCCATTACCGTGCAGACCTGGTTCTTTGGGTCAATCGCCCACGTTGCTGGCATGTGTCCTCCTAGTCGGTCCTTCGTGGGAACGCGGCGGTAGCGTCCCCGTGATTCATAGCGGCGGTTGTCGGTGCGATCGCGCGTACGGCAAGCTCGCCGTAGGGACCGATCTGCTTCATGGTGCAGTTGGCGGATGAGTACCAGAGAACCGCACCGTCGCAGCCCAAGTCCCGCAGCGTCTTGATCTGCGTCTGCCAGAACTCCGGCGAGATAAGGCCGCGACCGGCTGACGGGTGAATCTCGGGCGAGATAAACGGGATGATCGGTAGCCCGATGCCGTACGCACGCG